TGGAGACCTCGAAGCGGTGGACCTGGTAGCCGATGGAGACCGCGCGAATGTGCCCGGCCTGGATATCGCGCCAGATCGGTTCGACATCGGCGCGTTCGCTGATGCGCACGAGGGCAACACCACGCCCGTTTTCGATGCGGGCCGAGCCGGGTACGACCGAGCCGATCACCGCATCCAGCGTGTCGATCTCGTGCACTTTCAGAAACGGCGCGCCCGCGTTCAGCCGCTCGAGCCGCACATGGGCAGGATCGAGGCTCAGTTCCTCGTCATAGGGCTCGCCGAAGAGGCTCGACCGGCACACACGCGCCCCCGCCGACCAGATCACCTCGACGGTGCGGGCCTCGGTATCAGCCGTGTTCGGCGCAAGCTCCGCCGACCGGCGCAGGGCCGGCAGTTCGATCGTCGTGTCCATGTTGATCAGTCCTGTTGGGCGGTCGGCGCCGGGTCGGTCGTTGCATCGGCGGCCGGGTCGTTCGCCGGATCGCTGGTTTGCGCGCTGCCGGTCTTGGTGACCCGGCGTGGGTCGCTGTCGAGCACCAGCCCAAGCGCGTCGAGCTTGGCATTGGTGGCGGCGATTTCCGCCAGCACCGCGTCGGGGTTGCGGCCCTGTTGCGCGATCACCTCGGCCAGCGTCATGGTGCCCGAGCGGATCGACAGCAGGTTCGCCATCGCGTCCTTCTGCGGATCGACCGCCTCGAACTTCGGCGGCGACCATTCCACCGGCACCTCCGGCGTCGGGATCTGGCCTGCCGCCCATGCGGCTTCGGTGAACCAGCGCCAGACCGGCGCGCAGAGCATCGGGATGAAGAGCTGCCATTGGACAGCGTCGATCATCCGGCGGAATTCCACCAGCCCCGCGCGGATCGAGGAATAGTTGACCTGGCTGAGATCCCCCGTGAGAAGCTCGTAGGGCACCCGGAAGCCTGCCGAGATCGTGTGCAGGCTGGCCCGCTTGTATTCGCCATAGCCGCCGGTGGCTGCGGGCTGGTTGAAGCGGATGTCCTTGCCACCACGGGCATAGGCGATGAGCCCTGGCTCGAACTGTTCCACCCGGTTGCCATCGGCATCGACAACGGCGGGCGCGATGCCCTGCTGGGCTTCGTCATCGCCAAAGACGATGGCCGTCACGCAGGCCTCGGTCTTCTTGCGGACAATCTCGGCCACCTCGTAATCGTCGAGATCGCGCAGGGACCGGATCACCGGCGCGCCCCAGGGAACGCCGCGCGCCTGCGTGCGTTGCTTTTCGTAGACATGGGCGATCTCGGTCGCCGGCACCGGGCGGCTGTTGGCGCGGCCATGCAGGGCGCCGTAGGCATCGCCGGGATGTTCGGCATGCAGCCAATAGGCCCGGCGCTTGCCGATCGCGTCGAACTCGATCCCCTGAACCAGGCGTCCCTTGCCGATGGTGCCGGATTTCGTGGCGTCGAGGAAGTCGGCCTCGAGCACCTGCAACTGCAGTGGCACGGGCAGGCCGTCCGAAGATCGGCGCAGGCGGCGGCGCACCAGCACTTCGCCGGCTTCGACCATCTCGCGGCAGATCAGCGTCTGGAGCCCGTAGAAGTCGAGCTGGCCATCGGCGTCGGCCGCTTCCGACCATCGTGCGAAGAGTGCGTCCACCGTGCGGTCCAGCTTGTCATCGCCGCTGGCCGCGCGCGGCATGATGCCGGCACCGACGATGTTGTTGACCAGCACCGCCACGGCCTTGGCCGCATGAGGATTGTTGCGCACCAGATCACGCATCCGGTCCCGCAGCAGCGCCCCGGCGATACCGACCTCGGTGTCGGCCGAGGTGCCCGACGCGCGCCAACCATCGGTGCGCCGCCCCTTGGCCGCACCATCATAGCCGCGCGCCAGGGCCTCAAACGCTTGCCGAGCGAGGACACGGCGGGCCGCCGCGCGCGGCGCCACGGTGGCAATCGCGTGGTCGAACCAGTTGGCCGGCATTACCGATCCCCGCGCGAGAAGCCTGCGAGCCCGGCCACCGGCAGAGGCTGGGTCGTGCCCGCAATTGCCCGTTCGATGGTGCGGATCCGCGCCAGCAGATCCTCGGCCGAGCCGTAATCGATGGATTTCCCGTCATAGCTGACCCGGGTCGTGCCGCTGGCATAGGCCCGGCGCAGCGCCGAAAGCTCGGTTTCCGTCCAGTCCGCCATGTTCAGAACCATCCTCCACGCCGTCCGAGCCAGTCGGATCGGCGTTTTCCCTGCGATGCCCGCGCTGGCCTGTTGATCTGCCCCGCGGGATCCGCAGAGGCATCGGCGACCCCGAGCTGATCCTCGAGGTCGCGCCATTTCTCGTCGGTCCAGCGATCCGCGCCGGCGATCCAGGCGGCGGCGCGCGCGTAAACCCGGCAGTCCAGCGCCTCGTTGCGCTCCCGCAGCTTCTGCCATTCCAGCCGTGCAAAGCCGCGCTTGGTGCGCACCGTCACCAGTTGCTCGGCCACGAACTGTTTCAGCCACTCGTTCTCTACCCAATGCGGCAGATGTACCGTGCCGGCCGGGAACGCGGCCCCCTTGGTCAGATCCTCGTCCGTGGGCCGCGCGAGCCGCAGGAAGCGATAGGTCTCGGCCTTGAAGGTCGACACCGCCACGGTCCAGAGCCGTGCACCCCGCCGCAGCCGCTTGCCGCCTTCGGTCGCGTCCACGTAGGTCGGTCCGGAAACCGGGCTGGCCCGATTGAACCCCTCCACGCCCTTGACGGGCGCGACCTGCGCAAAGCCCTGCGCCCGCGCCCAACCGTAGACCGCCGGGGCCTCATAGCCGGTATCGATGGCGAGCCGCGCGATCTTCAGATGCGCGCCGCGTTCGTGCGGCCAGGTGCGGCCGAGCAATTCGGTGAGGCCGCCCCAGGCATCCTGCCGGTCGGGTCCACCCTCAATGACAATGTGATCGACGAGCCAGCTTTCCAGCCCACGGCCCCAGGCCCAGACATCGACCTCGATCCGGTCCTTCTGCACATCCGCCCCGGCGGTCAGGAACAGCCCGCCCGCAGGGACGATGCCCGGTTTCCAGCGCTCGCGCCGGTCATGGAGCCGCTGCCAATCGGGCGCCTCGCCGGTCTCGACCCATGTCTCGCCAAGGATCGTGTTGCGGAACGCCTTGATCGCCTCGTCCGACCCCTGCGCTGCCTCCCAGGCCCGCACGATGCGCTCCCAGCTCAGCCAGCCGACCGGCGAATAGAGCGCCGAGAGGTGGTAGCCGACGGTGTTCGGATCGGCCGCCTCGGCCGTCGCGCGCCATTCGCCCGCTTCCAGCATGGCCGTCTTGTGGTGCTCGGCGATGGGCGCCTCGCAGCCCTCGCAATGGTATTCCGCTGTCTCCGGCTTGCCTTTCTTCCAACGCAGCCGCTCGAACTTCAGCCACTGCATCTGGCCGCAATGCGGGCACGGCACGAAAAACCGGCGCTGGTCGCTGGCCTCGAACTCCCGCTCGATCCGGGAGAGTCCCCGGATGGTGGGTGTCGACACCAGAAAAACCTTTCGCCGGTGCGCGAAGGTCAGCGAGCGCGCTTCGGCCAGCGTGACCGGATCGCCTTCCTCGTCGGCGGAGGCCGGATAGGCGTCGACCTCGTCGAGGAAGATGTAGCGCGCGGGCGTCGAGCGCAGCCCGACCGCCGAGTTTGCCCCGGTCATGATCAGGATGCCGCCCGCGAACTCCTTCGACAGCATGGTGTTGCCCGCGTCGCGCGAGCGCGCCGGTTTGACCCGCTCCCGCAACTCCGGGCTTTCGTCGATCAGCGGGTCGATCCGCTGTCTTGAGTTCCGTTTGGCCAGTTCCACCGTCGGCTGGACGGCGAGCATCGGGCCCGGCGCCTGGTGGATGACAAAGCCGATCCAGTTGTTGCCGGCCTCGGTCGCACCGACCTGCGCGGCCTTCATGAACACGATCCGTTGCGTCGGATCGCCCGGGCTCAGCCGATCCATGATCTCGCCCATGTAAGGCGTGCGCGCGGTGCGATACCGCCCGGGTTCTGCCGAGGCGCGGCCCGAGAGCATCCGGTGCCGGTCCGCCCATTGCGAGACCGTCAGGTCGGGATCCGGTTTGAGGCCTTCACCCCAGGCGCGCAGGATTGCCACCGCGCCATCGAAATCTTCACCGGAGATCGGGTTTGACCTCGGCAAGCTCGTCGAGCTGGGCTCGGACATGTTTCTCCAGAACCTTCTGCATCCTGGCGGGCTCAACGGTGATTTCCTGGCCTACCGCTTCGCTGCATGAGGCCGACAGATCGGCCGCCATCAACGCCGCCGCACGCGCGGGCCAGTTCACCCAGACGTCGCGTTCCTGCCGCGCCAGCCGAAACACCAGCGACAGCGCGCGGGCCCGGTCGATCAGCTCGCCTTTCAGCTTTTGCAGCCGGATGCGCCGTTCCTGCGCCTTCAGAACCTCGTTGGCCGTCCTGGCCTGCAGGAAGGTGGTGCCGCTGCCGACCGGTGGCGCAGCCATCCCCTGTTCCTTGAGCGTGTCGCCAACGGCGGACACCGCTGCTTCCGGAACGGGCTTCAGCTTCGGCTGCGGAGCTTTACGGGTCTTCGACGGATCGGTCGCCTGCGCGCGCAGGGCATCGCTGGCCTCCGCGTCGATGCTGCCATCTTCGTGCAGGACGAGCCGCCCCGTCGCCTTGGCCTTCTGGATCGCACCGCGCGAAAGGCCGACACGGGCGGCGTATTGGCGCTCGCTCAAGCCCTCCATGGCGCGCTCCGATTATCATGCAAAATCATGTGCTTATGTTGTTGATAAGCCTCCCGACCAGAGCGAATGTGTCATCACAAGGACGATGCAACTCATCACGGAGCGACCACGATGACGACCCGCCTGAACCCCCAAACCACACCCCGCTTTGAGCCCCGCGCCGAGAAGGCCCGGAAGAACCAGGAGGCGGCGCTCGCCGCCTTTACGGCCAGGAAAGCCGAGATCGACGAGATGCTCGCCCGGCTGCAGGCACTCAGCGACGACCACTTCGGGTTCGACCCCGAGGCGGTCAGTTGGAGCAGCGTCGGATCGCTCGACCACGTTGCCAGCGACCTCAGGGAGATCACCGATTTCCTGTTCGGGACTGGCGAATACGCCGAGTGACCTCCGGCTCAGCCGGAACGCCCGCCGCGCGCCCTGCGCGGTTCGGGGTCGTAGAAGGCACCGCATGACGCGGGCCTCGAACAAGGAGACCCCAGATGACCAGACTTTCCGACACCCAACTCGTGATCCTCAGCGCCGCGGCGCAGCGCGACGACCGCAACGTCCTGCCGCTGCCCGGCAGCTTGCGCGGAGGCGCCGCGCAGAAGGTGATCGGCGCGCTCATGAAGCGCGGGCTGATCGCCGAAACCGTGACCGACCAACGCGCGAAGGCCGATACCGCCCTGAACCGCATCTGGCGCAACGACGAGGACGGTTGCGCGATCCTGCTGCACATCACCGACGCGGGCCTTGCGGCAATCGGCATCGAGCCGGAGGGCGGCGACAGCGCGCCCGAGGGCGCCGACGAAGCGCCGAGTGCGGAGCCCCCGCAGGACGCTCCCGCCGAGGCCGACCGCGCACCCAAGGCGCGCACGCCGCGCGCGGGCACCAAGCAGGCCCGGCTCATCGAGATGCTGCGCGCCGAGGGCGGCGCCACCATCGACGAGATCGCCGCCGCCCTCGAGTGGAGGCCGCACACCGTGAGGGGTGCGATGGCCGGCGCGCTGAAAAAGAAACTCGGCCTGACGATCACCTCCGACAAGATCGAGGGGCGCGGCAGGGCCTACATGATCGTCGAGGACTGACGCCGGACAACAACGGTCCCGACGCCGCCGTCCCGTAAAGGGGCGGCGGTTCTTCATTGTCGTCCGTGCATCCGGATCGCCTCGAACAGACGCCGCAGCAGGTAGCCGCGCACCAGCGAAACGCCGACGAAGGCAAGGCCGATGGACAGATGCTCCGCCAGCCCAGTCTCGATCCCGAACCACGGGAACACCACGATTTGCGTCGCAATGGCCAGAACGTAGCCGATGGCGACATTCGCCGCGGCCTCGACCATCGACATGATCCGGCTTTGCTTCATCGCAGGCTCTCCAGAAACGCCGTCACGAATTCCGCCGCGAGCGGCGGCACGATTGCATTGCCATAGCCCCGCAGGAGCCCCATGCGGTCGGATATCCCATCAGCCAGCGGGAATGTTCCGGGCTCAACGGGCCGCCAGAGGCCATCGCGGCAGAACAGCCAGTCCGGATCGCGCCAGACGCCGTCCGTCGGGCTGGTCCCGGCGGGGTCGGCGCCTTCGACCAATCGATCAGCTTCACCGTCCTGCGGCTCGCATCGGTGTTGCCGGCCGCGTTGTAGCTTTGCGTCGCGGGCGAGCCCGCCATCGCCGTCGGCCAGCCCGCGAGCCAGACCTGCCGGCCGAGCAGCGCGTTGATCGGGACGGCCGGACATTCCGATCCGTCCTTGTAATCCCGTGCCGAGGCCGTGGCCCATCCCGCCTGGCTCCAAGGCGACGGCGCCGAAGAACAGCCGCTGGCGGATATGCGGGGCGCCGATGCCCGCAGCCGGCAGATCGGCCGCCGCGACGGCGTAAGATGCCGCTTCCAGGTCAGCCGCCAGAGCGTCGAACCACGCCCAGCCAGTCTTGCCTTCAGTCGCCGCTCGAGCAGCATTGCCAACCTTTCCGAGCACCGCTGCGCTCGCGACCTGCTCGCCGAAGACAAGCCCCGGTCGGCAGGCGGCGACGAGCCGCAGGAATGCCGGGGCGAGATGGCGGTCATCGTCCTGTCCCTTGCGCTGTCCGGCCTGACTGAACGGCTGGCAGGGCGGCGAGCCGGTCCAGACGGACAGATCCTCGGCCACGCCGGCCAGGCGCAGCGCATGGGGCCAGCCGCCGATCCCGGCGAAGAAATGGCACTGCGCGAAGCCGCGAAGGTCGACGGGCGCCACCTCGAGGATGGACCGTTCGTCCACATCGCCAGCAGGCAACAGCCCGGCCGCGATCAGTTCCCGCAACCAGGCGCAGGCCGCGGGATCGGCATCGTTGTAGTAGACGGCCATCAGGCTGCGGCATCGGCCCCTGTGGCGGCGGTCTCGCCCAGCCGTTCGGCTTTCACCTCAGCGAAGGTCCGGCCATCGCCATCGAGGATCGCGTCACGCCCCGTTTCGGCCTGCCAGCGTTCCACGGCGACATCGACATAAGCCGGGCTGATCTCCATCGCGAAGACGCGGCGGCCGTTGGCTTCGCCCGCAATGATCTGCGAGCCTGAACCCGAGAAGGGCTCGTAGCACAATCCGCCTCGGGCGACGTGCTGGCGCATCGGGATTCCGAAGGCGTCGAGCGGTTTCGGCGTCGGGTGGTCGGGGCGCTCGTCCTTCGCGAAGCCGGGCATCTCCCAGGTCGAGGGCAGCGTTTCCTCGGCCACCTTGGGCGGGCGTTTGCCCTTGATCCAGCCCATGAAGCAGGGCTCGTGCTTCCACAGGTAATGCGAGCGGGTCAGGACGCCACGGTCTTTCACCCAGATGATCTGCTGGTGCACGAAGGCGCCGGCGCGTTCCCAGCAG